CAAATCGCGCAAAAGATTATCCAAGCAAAACTTTTGGTTACTGGGAGTATTCAGCGCCTTTAGCGGCTAGACAAGACATAAGAAACAAAAAATATTGGGCAATGGCAAATCCTGCCCTTGGCTATACGGTAACCGAAGAAGCAATTGAGGAAAGCATTGCAACCAACTCAATTGAAGCAACATTGACTGAAACTCTTTGTATGTGGATTGATTCGCAGGTTTCACCTTGGACTTTTGGAAGCATTGAGGCATGTTCTGTTTCTGAATTGGTGTTACCAGTAGGCGCAATGACGGTAATGGCATTTGATGTAAGTCCAAGCAAGCGAACAGGCGCATTACTTGCTGGTCAGATAATTGACGGCAAAATTGCCGTTGGAGTAATGGAAACTTTTAGCAGCGAAGTTGCAATTGATGAAGTCAAAATGGCTAGTTCAATACATGAATGGGCAATGAAATACCGACCAGTTCAAATTGCCTATGATAAGTACGCAACTGCCTCAATTGCACAAAAGTTAGAACAATCAGGTCACAAAATGATTGATATTTCAGGACAGGCGTTTTATCAGGCATGTGGAGAACTTGCTGACAGTCTTTCTAATTTGAGACTAATGCACTCAGGGCAACCTGAATGGGTAAGTAGTATGAATAACGCAGCAGCAAAAACAAATGACGCAGGTTGGAGAATCATAAGAAGAAAATCAGCAGGATGCGTCGCGGCAAGTATTTCAACTGCAATGATTGTCCACATGTTGAGCAAACCTATCTCAGTACCTAAGATTTTTGTCTGACATATCTGATATAATTCTCTAATGGGATTTTTCCGCGATTTAGTAGGACTTACACCAAAAACAGATATTAAGGCTGAATTAGCGCCACCTGTTGTAACAGACCCGTTTAGTTATTATTCTCAATTTACTCCATTTCAATCTGTAAGTAGAGCCGAAGCAATTAGTGTTCCTGCTGTTATGCGTTGCCGCAATTTAATTGCCACAACAATTGGCGTAATGGAATTAGAAACATATTCAAAGGCAACTAAAGAAGAATTGCCAAATTTGCCTTGGGTAAATCAATTATCAAAGTCTGCACCTAATTCTGTAATCATTACCGCATTAGTTGACGCATTACTATTTTATGGGACAGGGTATTTAGAAGTAACCGAAGTTTATCAGGATGACAATAGACCAGCGCGATTTGATTTTGTTAACAATACTAGAGTTCAAGTACAATTAAACAAGAAAAACACATTTGTAGATTTTTATACAGTAGATGGTGTTGAGCGACCAATGTCAGGTATTGGTTCACTTGTAACTTTTCAATCACCAATTGACGGAATCCTTCATGCAGGTTCAAGAATTTTAAGAGCAGCAATTGATTTAGAAAAAGCAGCAGCAAATGCAGCAGCCGCGCCCACCCCTGCTGGAATTATTAAAAATAATGGCGCTGACTTAGGCGAAAAAGAAGTTGCTGGATTATTAGCGGCTTGGCGTCGTAGCAGAGCAGAAAGATCAACTGCATACTTAACAAGTTCTTTAGATTTTCAACCAACTTCGTTTTCACCGAAGGACATGACCTACAATGATTCGTTGCAGTACATGGCTTGTCAATTGGCGCGTTTGTGCAATATTCCTGCATACTATATTTCAGCAGATCAAAACAATTCAATGACATACGCCAATGTCCAAGACGAAAGGCGTCAGTTTGTTGCGCTATCTTTGCAACCTTACATTTCTGCGGTTGAGAATCGTCTCAGCATGGACGATCTAACGCCATCAACACAATTTGTAGCGTTCGACATGGATTCAGGATTTTTAAGAGCAAATCCATTAGAGCGTTTAGCAGTAATTGAAAAAATGCTCACACTCGATTTGATAACCGTTGAACAAGCGAGAGAAATGGAAGAATTAAGCCCAAATGGAAATAATTAACTTTAGTGCAGATTTAGAGGCTTCAGAGTCTCGCCGTATTATTGCTGGCAAGATTGTGCCGTTTGAAAACGAAATCGGTCAAACTTCAGTCGGCAGAGTAATTTTTGAAAAAGGTTCAATCCAAATTGATGAACCTAAAAATGTAAAGTTATTACTTGAGCATGACCCTAAATCTCCAATTGGTCGCATGAAGAATGTTACTCAAGATGATTCAGGAATTTACGCTGAGTTTAAAGTAAGTAACACAACCAAGGGAACAGATAGCCTAATTGAGGCAAGTGAAAATTTAAGATCAGGATTAAGCGTTGGTGTTGAAGTTCTCAAGGGCAAAAACACTAACGGCATATACAGAGTTAGTTCAGCGAAACTTATGGAAGTCAGCCTTGTACAGGCTGCCGCTTTTCAAAGTGCCGCAGTAACTTCCGTCGCTGCGTCAAGCGCAGAGGCAGAATCAACCGAAACCAAAACAGAAAATGAGGCAATTGTGGAAAACACAACACCTGATACACCTGTTGCGTCCGAGGTAGTAGAGACCCCTGCGGTTGAAGCCTCTCGTCCAACAGTAGCAGCACCAATGTACACAAAGCCACGCATTGAATTATCTAAGGAAAAATTCCTAGAGAATACATTACGCGCACAATATCTAAATGACGAAGATGCAAAGTCTTATCTTCGTGCAGCAGCAGATACAACTGACAACGCAGGTTTAATTCCTACTCGTCAATTAACTGAAGTTATTAATCCGCTTTCAAATGCAGATCGTCCATTTATTGATTCAATTTCTTCAGCAGCACTTCCTGACGCAGGAATGACTTTTGAAATTCCTAAATTAACTCAAGTACCAACTGTTGCAGTAACAGCAGAGGGTGCAGCACCATCACAAACTGACCAAAATGTTTCATTCTTGTCAGTTGATGTTAAGAAATATGCTGGACGCCAAATATTCTCAGTAGAATTATTAGACCGTTCTTCACCAGCATTTTTTGCAGAGTTAGTCCGTCAAATGGAATTTGCTTATGCAAAAGCAACTGATGCCGCAGTTGGTACTGCTTTAATCACTTCAGGAACAGATGGTGGTAACAGAACACTAACCGCAGCAAATATTCAAGATTTCATTTCAGATGCAGCAGTTTCTATTTACAAGGGAACTCTTGGATTTGCAACTAACATTGTTGTATCACCTGAGCAATGGGGTGCATTGATGGGATTAGTTGACGGTTCAAACCGCGCTGTATTCACTCAAACAATTAACCCTCAGAACGCTTCAGGAAATCTAACGCCTACAAATATTCGCGGCAACATTGGCGGATTAAACCTACGCGTTTCAACAGCGTTAACTGATGGAACAGGCGATAACACAATGATTGTTATTAACCCTGATTCTTACACATGGTACGAGTCAACCAAGTACCGTCTAGAGACCAATGTAATTTCAACAGGTCAAATTGATGTTGCTTACTACGGTTACGGCGCAATTGCAACTAAGGTTGCTGCTGGCGCTTACAAGTGGATGGTTGCATAAACTTCCTTAAATAGGAATCATCTGTAAAGGGGTGCAGGAAGCCTTCACCCCTTTACTTCAAGAAAGGAAACTACATTGGCTGCTACATTTGTGACCCTTGCTGAGTTAAGATCAACATTGGGTATTGGCAGTTTGTATAGTGACGCAGTAGTTGAAGAAGTATGTCAAGCATCACAAAATATTGTTAGTGACTACTTGTGGAAAAATCAACAATTTAATTCAAGTCATTCACATATAGTTGGTCAAGGTACTTTATATTTTAATACACCTCATGGCTTTTTTGTTGGTCAAACAGTAGTAGTAAGTGGTAACGGTGCTACATTTAACGGAAGCAAAACTATTACAAGTGCAACAACTTATTCAATAACTTTTACAACATCTCATTCAACAATTGAGCCAATACACGCAACTAACCCTTATGGTACAGTTACGGCAACAGATTATGTTACATATTCTACTGTTCCTGAAGTTCGTGAAGCATCTTTAATGATTGCAGTTGATATTTGGCAAGCAAGGCAAAGCAGTAACGCAGGTGGAATATCACCTGACTTCCAACCAAGTCCTTACCGTATGGGAAATACTTTACTGGCAAGAGTCAGAGGTTTGTTAGCAAATCATTTATCACCTAATGGCTTGGTTGGCTGATGACAGTTGCCGTTACAACTCTCAGATCAACTCTTGCGACAGCACTCGAAAGTGCTGGGGTTTGGCAGGTGTTTTCGTACCCACCTGCCTCACCCATTGCAAATTCTGTAATTGTGCAACCTGACGACCCATATATTGAACCGTCAAACAACATTTACTCAAGCGTTGCGCCTAAAGTTAATTTTAAAATAATTATGATTGTTCCTATGTTTGACAATCAAGGAAATTTAAATGGTATCGAAGATATGGTTGTAGGCGTCTTTAATAAATTAGCCGCATCAACTACATTAAAAATAAGTGTTGGCAATACATCTGCACCATCTGTTTTATCAGGTGTTGCTGGAGAAATGCTTACGAGTGAGATGTCCGTCTCAATCATGACAAGTTGGAGTTAAAATGAGCGAAATTATAGATGTTCCTTCCGAGGACAAGGCTTGGCTTGAAAAAGTCGGGCAAATAGCACCTAAGCCAAAAACCGTATCAAAGAAAGATGAGGAATAACCAATGGCTGTATTTCTAAATAACAAGGTCGGCGTAAAGGTTAATTCCGTTGACCTTTCTGACCATGTGACCGCCGTCACACTAAACCGCACATTTGATGAACTTGAAGTTACCGCAATGGGTGACTCAGGTCACAAATTCGTTAAGGGCTTGGAAGCATCAAGCGTAACCATTTCATTCCTGAATGACAATGATCCTTCAACTAGCGTTCGAGGAACATTGCAGTCATCATGGGGTACTTCAGTTACAGTTGTCCTTTTGCAAGACAAAGGTTCAGCAGTTAGCGCCACAAACCCTCTTTACACATTTACTGCTCTTGTAAATAACACTACCGACATTAACGGTGCTGTTGGAGATATTGGTATGCAGGATGTAACATGGACTGTTAACGGCGCAATTGCCGTTGCCACAACAGGTACATTCTAAGGAGTAATAAATGATTAAACTTCGAGTGACAAAGGCTTCAGGGGAAGTTGCAGATTATGATATTTCCCCTGCACTTGAATATTCGTTTGAACAGCATTTTAAATCAGGATTTCATAAAAGATTTAGAGATGTAGAAATGCAATCTGATGTCTATTGGCTTTCATGGGAAGCCGAAAGAAGATCAGGTATAACAGTTGCACCATTTGGAGACAAGTATTTAGAAACTCTAGCAAAAGTAGAGATTTTGGATGCCGACTCCCCAAATGGGTAACGCGGTATGACTTTACATATTTAGTTGCTTCTTTAGCAGCCGAAACTGGCATACCGCACTCAGAGTATTTGAAAATGGATAGATCAATGTTCTTAGCAACACTTGCCTATCTTAAAGACAGAGCAAAAAAGGTGGAAAATGCCAGTAGAGGTAAAAGGTCTCATTGAGACGCAAAGAGCCTTAAAAGCATACGCGCCTGATCTATTAAAAGAAATGCGCGGTGAAATTCGTACCGCGCTTAAGGTTGTAGTTACGGATGCTAGAAATAGCGTAACGCCAAATGTTAACGGCTTATACAACTGGCAAGACAAAGGCAATGTTGTAGTTTCTCGCACAAAAGCAAAAACATACGGTGCGCCAAATTTAAGAGCGTTTCCTAAATATAACCAAATGGTAATTAGAAAAGGTTTAACTTACAGCGTTGGTACTTCTCGCCGTAATAGTGCAGGTTATGTTGGTATTTACAGATTGTTAAACAAGTCAGCAGTTGGTGCAATAATTGAAACTGCTGGTCGTAAAAACTTTAACGGCGCTTCAGATTCTCAAAGCAATAATCCCAATGCAGGCGCTCACTTTAATAGAGCGATACAAGGCACTTACGGTGGTTTTAAGTCCATTGGCTCAAGAGATGTTGACAAAGGTCGCTTGCTTTATGCAGCCTATTTCAGAGATCAGGGCAAGGTTACAGACGCAGTATTTAAAGCAATAAGCAAAACACAAATTAAGTTTAAAGCAAGATTGGGGTTGGCAGCATGACAATTGAAATTCCAATTATTACAACCCTTAAAGACAAGGGACTTAAAGACGCTCGAAAAGGTTTAAACTCATTAAGTAAAGCGGCAAAAACATTAGGTATTGCTTACGGTGCATTTGAGGCTATTAAATTTAGTAAGAACGCAGTAAAGGCATTTGCTGAAGATCAAAAGGCAGCAGGTGCATTATCTAAGACATTAGAAAACCTAGGTCAAAGTTATGCCGTAATTAGTACGGCTGGATTTATTCAGAAATTACAAAACACTACTGGCATACTTGATGACGAACTTAGACCAGCCTTCAGTCAATTAGTTAACTCAACTTTAGATGCTAAAAAAGCGCAAGATTTATTAACAGTTGCTTTAGATGTTTCGGCTGGCACAACTAAAGATTTACAGACTGTTACAATGGCTTTATCCAAGGCAGCCATTGGCGAAAAAGGCGCAATACAAAAACTTGGCGTTGGGTTAAATGCTGCTCAATTAAAGACAATGAGCCTAGCCGACATCACCGATTACTTAAGCAAAAAGTACGACGGACAGGCATCACTAGCGGCTGAGTCATTTGCTGGCAAGTTAGCAATATTACAGGCACACGCTTCAGACGCTTCAGAAACAATTGGCGGTGCATTGCTGAATGCGCTAGATAATACATTTGGTGACCCTGAGAAGTACGGTAGCGGTATTGATTCTCTTGCGAGTAAAATATCTAACTTAATTGACAAATCATCTAAGTTCTTGGAAGTAACTAAAGGCTTATTCCAATTTAAACTTAAACTAGATGACCCTTCAGTTGCTAATTACAAACTTAATTTTGATAAACCTTTTGACCCTATGTCATCCAATTTCCCTTATGAAAAACTAAGGGCTGAGGAAAAGAAAAGACAAGCAGATGCAAAGAAGGCATTGGCTGCTCAACTTGCTGCAACCAAGGCATTAACTGCCGAAGCAAAGAAACAAGCGGCGTTAAAGAAAACACAAGCAATACTTGACTTAGATCAAATCCAAATTATTGCTGCGTTGCAGGGCAAAGTTACTGAAGATGAAAAATTAAGACTATCTTTACAATTAGCAATACTTCAAGAAAATTCTAGCGAAGCGCAAAAACTTGCTAATCAACTTGCTTTATCTCAACTAAAAACTACTGACCTTGGCTTGGCTATTTCAAAACTACCACCTGCCCTTTATCCGTTTAAAGGATGGAGTACAGAAATTGATGATTTAATAAAGAAAATACTAGAAATGCTAGGACTTCTTTCTAAGATACAACCAATACCTATGACAACTGGAAGCGGCGCATACGGCAATTATGATGCTAAAGGAAGATACATTGGCACACCATTTGGTCAGGCTGGTTCAAATGTAAGCACATTTATTGGTTCTCAAGGCGGATACGACATGGCTGCTAATTATGTTGGCACACCATTTGGTCAAGCACAACCATCATCAACAACTAACATTTATGTCAATGGCGCTACACAACAATTATTAAATGAATTGCGTAATGGATTAATTGACTCATCTGCTTCAGGTTCATTTGCAACTATTAACTCGGCTGCTGGCTAATGGCTTTACCTGTACTAAATGTAAGCCTTAACTTCAGTTCGGGCGCAACTTTTGGTAACCCATTTACCATTGGAGACCCTGTTAATGGTGTTCTTGGTGTTGGTATTTTATCCGACGCAACAGCGCCTAACTTAGTGATTGACTTAACAAATGTAACAAGAGCAATTAAAATTGGTCGTGGTCGTAACATTGGTCGAGACATTTACGAAGCAGGTACTTGTACCGTAAGAATTTACGATCAAACAGGGCGCTTCAATCCTCAAAACACATCCAGCGATTTATATGGTTACTTAACACCTTTAAGAAAACTCAGGATTTCTGCTGAATACAATGGTACAGATTATTATTTATTTAGCGGCTACACAACAGATTATGTTTATACTTACGATAAGGCAGAAAATGTTTCCTATGTTGATATTAATGCAAGTGATGCTTTTAGGCTTCTTAACTTGGCTGCTATTACAAGCGTGTCAGGTTCAAGCGCTGGACAAGATACAGGAACACGAATAGGTAAAATCCTAGACACCGTACAGTTTCCAACAGCAATGAGAACAATAGATACTGGTAACTCTTTGACTCAGGCTGACCCTGCAACAAGTCGTACAGCATTACAAGCAGTTCAAAATTGTGAGTTCTCAGAACAGGGCGCTTTCTATTTCTCACCCGAAGGCAACGCCATATTTAAGAACAGATTAAACACAATTAGTTCAGCAGGTGGCACACCAATACAATTTAATCAAACAAGTGGCATACCGTACAAGAATTTAGTATTTGCCTTTGATGACAAGTTAATTGTTAATCAGGCTAACATAACTAGAATTGGTGGAATTAAGCAGACCAAGACAGATGCGACAAGCGTTGCTACATACTTTCCTCATAGCGTTACTTATTCAGACTTGGTTGTAGATACTGATACAGACGCAGCAAACATAGCGTCAATTTATGTGGCGACTAGATCAACTACAACAATTCGTATTGACCAAATGACAATTGACATTTATGACCCTTCAGTACCTAGCGATACTATTTTAGGTCTTGACTATTTTCAAAATGTTCTAATCTCCAACATACAACCCGACGGTTCTACTATTACTAAAAACCTTCAGGTGCAAGGCGTTATATGGGATATAACCCCTAACAGTTGGTTGGGAACATTTATTACGCTTGAACCAATTACAGATGGCTTTATCATTGGCAACTCCACCTATGGGGTTCTTGGTGATGATATACTTAGTTACTAACAAGGAGATATAATGGCAACAGGTTTTCCAGCAGCAACAGGTGATGTACTTTCAGCCGCAATGTTTAACGGCTTAACCTCATTTACCGTAGGCACATTCAATACAGCAGACTATACAGCCGTAATTGGAGATGCTTATCAGACATTACAGGTAATGAACAAGGCAACTGCTATTGCTTACAAGATTCCAACAGACGCTTCAGTAGCGTTTCCAGTTGGTACAGCATTAACAATCTTAAACATTGGCGTAGGCGTATGCACAATTAGCGCTACAACAAGCGGCACTACAACTATTCTTTCGGCAGGTGCAGTACCAGCAGCGCCAACACTTGCACAATATAAAAGCGCGGTAGCAATTAAAACAGCCGCTAACACTTGGTATGTAGTTGGGGCAATTGCATAATGATAGGCAACATAATTGCAGGTTTATTTAATCCACCTGCCCCACCATTATCTATTAATTATTTAGTTGTAGCGGCTGGTGGTGGTGCTGGCTCTTTAGGTGCTGGTGCTGGTGCTGGTGGTTTAAGGTCTACCGTAACCGCAACAGGTGGCGGTGGTACATTAGAAACGGCTTTGAGTTTATCTCTTTCAACTAACTACACAGTAACCGTAGGTGCAGGCGGTACTGGTGGCGGTAGTGCAAACGGTACTAATGGTTCTGATTCAGTTTTTTCAACTATAACTGCAACTGGCGGTGGTGCTGCAAACAGAGGCGCAAATGGTAGTTCAGGTGGTAGCGGCGGTGGTGGTGGTTATTTAAATAACGCTGGCGGCGCAGGTACAACCAATCAAGGTTACGCAGGTGGTACTGGAACAAATAACGGAACTGGGACATATATGACTGGTGGCGGTGGCGGTGCTAATGCAGTTGGTGCTAATGCTGTCGTAGGCACCCTTACTTCTGGTAATGGCGGCGCAGGAGTAGCCGTTTCTATTTCAGGTTCTTCAGTTACTTATGCAGGTGGCGGTGGCGGTGGTGCTGGTCAAGAAAATGGTCAGCCAACAGGTATCAGAGGTACAGGTGGTGCTGGCGGCGGCGGAGATGGTGCGCAGGTTAGTGGTGGCGTTCCTCAAGTTGGTAGCAATGGTACTGCAAATACTGGCGGTGGCGGTGGTGGTGGAAGTTATTTAGGTGGTACTGGATTTAGTGCAGGTGGTGCAGGTGGTTCAGGAATTGTAATTCTTAAATATTCAAATTTGTTTACAATTTCAAATCCTGGTGGTGGTTTAACTTTATCTACCAGTACAAGCGGTTCAGATAAAATTACAACAGTTACAGCAGGTACTGGAAATGTGAGTTGGGCATAATGGCACATTACGCATTTTTAGATAAAAATAACATAGTTACTGAAGTCATTGTAGGTATAGATGAAACAGAATTAATTGATGGTTTAGATACTGAAACTTGGTATGGAAACTTTAGAGGTCAAATTTGTAAACGCACTTCGTACAATGGCAATATCCGCTATAACTATGCTGGTATTGGCTATACATACGATTTTAATAAAAATGCTTTTATAGCACCTAAGCCTGATAATGCCATAGGCTTTGATGAAGATACTTGCACTTGGATAGTTCCCGAACCTGAACTATGAAACCATGGTTATCAAAGGCTGCGGTACAGTTGCGCGAACAGATTGATGATTCATACTCAGAGCGTTTGCGTGGCAATGCCGAGGGGTGGATTGCTGATTTGCGTCATAAACAAGCGGGTAAATCAGACCACATACCTGATTCCGTTTCAGGGTGCGTCCGAGCAATTGATGTTGACGCTCGCCTATCTGACAACAAAGGGGATTCAGCATATTTGGCAGATCAAATTAGACAATATGGCAAGAATTACGGACGCATATCTTATGTAATTCACTTGGGCAAAATTGCCTCACCTGTACTTGGATGGCGTTGGAGAAAATATAAAGGCTTTTCACCCCATAATCACCACATACATATTAGTTTTAAAAAAGATCAAGATAACAACTCAGAGTTTTTTAACATACCACTACTAGGGGGTAAAGATGAATAAGAAAACACTTGCAGTAATTGAGTCTTATGGTCGCAGCGCATTTGTTTGCCTTGCAACAGTTTATGTAACTAATCCTGAAGGCACATTGCAGGATATTTGGAAAGCATTTTTAGTTGCTTTTGCAGCACCTATCTTGCGTGCAATTAACCCTAACGACACTTCTTTCGGTCTAGGTAGCAAAGAGTAATGACAGCCCTTGAGTGGGCTGGCTTTGCTGCTGGAATTACCACAACACTTATCGGAGTACTTGCTGGTTTACGCTGGTTAGTAAAAGGTTGGTTAAATGAACTTAGACCAAATGGCGGAGAAAGTCTAAAAGATCAAGTGACACGACTTGAGAAAAGAATGGATGAACTCTTTATTGTCATAAGTAGGAAGTAAA